AACGCCGCCGTCAATAAGGGCAGCGGCGTTTGCCTCTTTCTTGGTGGGAGCATCAGGTAGTTGGCAGCTTGTAAACCCGTCCACGTCCCTCGACTATCTCGGAGGTGATCGTCAATCCAAGGCGCTTCTTCAACGCGCCCGACATCACGCCCCTTATGGTATGCGGTAACCAATTAGTTGCCTTGGCAATCTCCGCGATCGTTGCCCCGTCAGGAGCTTCGAGCATCTCGATCAACATGGCCTGCTTGGTGCCGGAGCGCGGCTTCGGCTTGGTCCTTGCCGGATCAGGTTCCTGCATTCCCGCCTCGACGCCGATGGCCTCGAGCCCCGCATTGGTTATGACCAGCGTGGTGCCGTGGCCATCGCCGGTCTTGCGCCATGTCGGTTCGCCCTTGCGAATATCGGCCTCGACCTCGTCCAAGAGGCCACGCTTGATCAGCGGCACGATCACCTTGTTGGCGGCCCCGCCACGCAGGCGGTCCGGCAGCGGCAGGGCAATACGATCATCCTGTTGCGACGCGCGCGAAAGGATGAGGGTCTGGGTTTCGGTGAGCTTGCTCATACCTTGGCCTCCCATGCTGTGAATTCATCCGCCATTCCAAAGCTTTCGGCGGTGCGGCGCAGAAATCCGGGCGATTGGCGTTCGCAGTCGGCGGCCAGTTTGGCTTCCTCGGCGAAAACCTCGCGGGGCAGGTGGTTGAGGGTGCCGTATTGCAGGCGCATGGAGGCCTCGACCCCTGCGGGGTTCAGGTCGGGCGCAAGTTCATGAAGGAGTTTCTGGTAAAACATCGTTCGTCTCCGTAATTCGGGCGGCGACCATCGCGGCCCTTCTACCGCCTGAAGCCCCGCGCATGGCGGGGCGGGCAGGAAGGGCCGTGAATTATTCGGCGTATTCGCCTTCCTGAAAGGCGCGGTCGCAAATCTCGCGCAGGTTCTTTGAAATGTCGGCCAGATCACCCACATGACCCCAGTGTATCTCGTCGGGGCAGGCCTCGAAATGCTCGTCACTCAGGGCTTGCACGCGGGCGAGCATGGTGTCGATCTCGGCCTTGCGGGTCAGGAAGGCGGCGAGTGCCTCGTCGTTGCTGTGGGTCATTATTTTGTCTCCCGTGCGGCGGCCAGCCCTGCGGCGTAGACGGCTTCAAGCGCGGCTTTGACGCCCCAGACCGAAACCTCGTGAAAGTCGTGTTGGTCCCAGTTTCTGGTTTCCAGCGTCTCGATGAAGAGGTGCTTTTCGGCAATATCGGCCAGCAGGTCGGCGGGGGCGGTTTGGTTGATCTTGGTTGTCATGGTCTGGCTCCTTTTCGTTGTCATCAGATTCGCTCTTTCCGTGCGTCTAATCAACGATAATCATAGTAATAACAGTGCTTTATCCGGAAAGGTTTGATTGTAAATGCAAGGCCTGAGCGAACGGAAATACGCCGCCCATGCGGGCCTGTCGCGCGGTGCTATTCAAAAGGCCAAGGCGGCGGGACGGCTGGTTTTGCATGCTGACGGCTCGATCGATGTGGCAGCCTCGGACCGGAAGCGCGCGGCAATGACGGATCCGTCAAAGCAGCGCGGCACCGCAAAGCAAAAATTGAAACCGGTGCCTGATGCGGCCCTCTCGGCCGTGGGCCAAACCTTACGCGAACAGGGCATGCGAGCCCCGGCCACCGGAGGCAACACGACGTTTTTGCAGGCCAAGACCGCCAACGAGGTTTTGAAAACCCAGGAGCGGCGGTTGAAGCTGCAAAAGATGAAAGGCGAGTTGGTGGACAAGGTCCGCGCCAAGGCGCTGGTGTTCCGGCTGGCACGCGAGGAGCGCGATGCCTGGATCAACTGGCCGGCACGGGCGGCGGCATTGATGGCGGCGGAATTGTCGGCGGCGCTGTCGGAAAACGGGCAGGACGTAACACTGGAGACAGGCCTGATGCAGAAAACCCTTGAGACCCATGTGCGTGCCCAGCTGGAAGAGCTTGGTGGGCATGTCCGGTTCGATCTCACCTGAAACCGCAATTGGCATCGGAGAATTCGACGGACACGATGATCTGCGCCGTGCCTGGGCGGAAGGGCTGCAACCCGACGCCGATCTGACGGTGTCCGAGTGGGCCGACCAATACCGCATGCTGGCCTCGCGCGCCTCGGCCGAACCCGGGCGCTATCGGACCAGCCGCACGCCCTATATGCGCGAGATCATGGATGCGCTCTCGCCCAGTCATTCGGCCCAACGGGTGGTGTTCATGAAAGCCGCGCAGGTGGGCGCGACGGAAGCGGGCAACAACATGATCGGCTTCGTGATTGCCCATGCCCCGGGGCCGATGCTGGCGGTGCAGCCGACCGTGGAACTCGCCAAACGAAACTCGCGCCAACGCATCGATCCGCTGATCGAGGAAAGCGCGGCCCTGCGTGAACGGGTGCAGCCATCCCGAGCGCGGGATTCCGGCAATACGATGCTCTCGAAGGAATTCGCGGGCGGGATATTGATCATGACCGGGGCGAACTCGGCCGTGGGCCTGCGCTCGACGCCGGCACGCTACATCTTTCTCGACGAGGTCGATGCCTATCCGGCCTCGGCCGACGAGGAAGGCGATCCGGTCAGCCTGGCCGAGGCGCGGTCCCTGACCTTCGCCCATCGGCGCAAGGTGTTTCTGGTGTCAACGCCAACGGTAAAAGGGGTAAGCCGGATCGAACGGGAATTCGAGGCTTCGGACCAGCGCCGGTATTTCGTGCCATGTCCGCATTGCGGCGCGCGGCAATGGCTGAAGTTTGAACGCCTTCGCTGGGACAAGGGCAGCCGGAAACGGCGGCGTACAGTTGCGAGGCTTGCGAGCAACCAATTGTCGAGCATCATAAAACAGCAATGCTGGAGGCAGGTGTCTGGCGTCCCACGGCGGAAAGTGATGACCCGACCACGGTTGGGTATCACCTTTCGGCACTCTATTCGCCGGTCGGGTGGCTCAGCTGGGAACGGATCGCGCGCAGCTGGGAGGCGGCGCAGGGGTCCGATGATGCCATTCGCGCCTTCAAGAACACCATCCTCGGCGAAACCTGGGTGGAGAGCGGCGAAGCGCCGGATTGGCAACGGCTGCTGGACCGAAAGGAAGACTGGGCAGCAGGCACTGTGCCGGCAAACGCCCTGTTCCTGACGGCCGGGGCCGACGTTCAAAAGGACCGGATCGAGGTCGACGTCTGGGCCTGGGGCCGCGGGCTGGAAAGCTGGCTGATCGATCACATCGTGATTGACGACGGCCCGGGCTCGGAAAGCTGCTGGAATGGCCTCACCGACCTACTTGGCCGGACATGGCAACATGCCAATGGCACACAGATGACCATCGCTCGGCTGGCAATCGACACCGGTTATGAAACGCCGGCGGTTTACGGTTGGGCCCGCAGGGTTGGCTTTGGCCAGGTGGCTCCGGTCAAGGGGGTGGAGGGGTTCAATCGCGCCAGTCCGGTCTCGGGGCCAACATTCGTGGATGCGACGATTGCGGGCAAACGCCTGCGCCGTGGGGCGCGGCTGTGGACGGTGGCGGTGTCGACATTCAAATCCGAGACCTACCGGTTTTTTCGGCTCGAGCGGCCAACGCCGGAGGAATTGGCGGCCGGAGCGGATTATCCGCCCGGAACCCTACACCTGCCGGGCTGGATCGATAGTGAATGGCTGAAGCAACTGGTCGCTGAACAATTGGTGACGGTGCGCAACAAGCGCGGGTTCGCCCGTTTGGAATGGCAGAAACTGCGTGAACGCAACGAGGCGCTCGATTGTCGGGTTTACGCCCGCGCGGCGGCATGGATCCTCGGGGCGGATCGCTGGTCAGACAAGCAATGGGATGAGCTGGAGCGGCAGGTGGCGGCTCCCGGTGCCGAGATCGGCACCGGCGCGGTGAACGCCGCACGGCAAAGTCGCAGTGGTCGCACCACCCGCCCCGCAAACCAGCGCCGTTCCGTGCGCTCGAATTACATGAGGTGAATGTGGCAACGCTGGCAGAATTGCAAACCCGCCGCGAGGCATTGGCGGCCTCGCGCGCCAGTGGTGTGGCCCGGGTCAGCTATGACGGCAAGACGGTGGAATATCGCAGCCTCGCGGAATCGACCGCGCCATCGATGTGCTGGACCGCGAGATTGCCACGCTCGAGGGTCGCAGGGTGATCCGGCAGGTGCGCGTGACCTCGACCAAGGGATTGTAATGGGCCTGTTTGATATGCTTCGCCGCCAACCTACCGGCGGCCCCATTGGCGTGCGCGCCCGTCTCGAAGGGGCAATGTCGCGGCGTCGTCTGCGCGGTTGGCAGCCCCCCTTGGAAACGCGAATATATACTTGACAAACCAAGCGGGGTCCACATATAATTAACATACAGTTAGAGGAACCCGAAAATGTCTGTTCTGTCCGCCAAATACATGTACGACGAAGCGGCTGCTTTCGAGCATGTGGAAACGATGCTTTGGCCGGAGGGTCCTGTTTGCCCGTTCTGCGGCGTGGTTGATAATGCCTATGTCCTGAATGGTGTTCGCTCCAAGCCCAGCAAGAAAAACCCGGAAGGCGCTGAGCGTCACGGTCTGAAAAAATGCAAAGATTGTGGTAAGCAATTCACCGTCCGCAAAAACACTATCTTCGAGGAAAGTCACATTCCGCTGCACAAGTGGCTGCAAGCAATCCACCTTATGGTGTCCAGCAAGAAGGGCATAAGCAGCCATCAGCAACACCGCGTTCTGGAAATCACCTACAAATCCGCATGGTTCATGTCTCACCGTATCCGTGAGGCCATGCGCACCGATGGCGCGCTGGACTTCGGCAACGGCGGCGGAGTGGTTGAAGTTGACGAGACTTTCATCGGCAACAAGTACAAGAAAGCGGAAGGCGCGCGTGGTTATGCCCACAAGAACGCGATGCTGACACTTGTTGATCGCAACAGCGGCAAGTCCAAGTCCTTCGTGGTCGAGAACGTCAAGGCGTCCACCCTACTGCCGATCCTGCGTGAGAATATCGCCAGAGAGGCCGTTATCTATACCGACGAAGCCAAGCAGTATGGCAAGCTGAGCAGCGAGTTTGCGGACCACGACTTCACGACGCACAGCAAGGGCGAATATGTGCGTGGCGCGGTTCACACGAATACCGTCGAGGGATATTTCAGCGTCTTCAAGCGCGGCATGAAGGGCGTCTACCAGCACTGTACTAAACGCCATCTTCATCGTTATGCCGCAGAGTTTGAGTTTCGTTACAACAACCGGATTGCCAACGGAATAGATGATGGCGAACGCGCAGAGGTGGCGCTAATTGGCACAGCAGGCAAGAGATTGATGTACAGGGACTCGTCTCTGGCGTAGAATCTAGCCAACGAGGAACACGTAAGATGGCTACGCCGGATCAGATACCAACTGACTTGACGATTGATTTGGGAGACGACCTGTCCCCCGAAGAATTTGTTGCGGCTGTTCGTAATTTCATGGGTTATGTCGCGGATATTACTGAATCCCAAAGGGGCGACGGCGCTGATATTCGTTGGACCGTAAGGGTGCGCGAGGGCAGCGCTCTGGTTGGGGTTGAGCCAAACGCATCCGCACCGAAATCTAGGCTCGCAATGATCTACAACAAGGCAGAGTTCGGGCCTACAGCACTTGCGCGTGGGGATATTGCGGGTTCCGGTCTCTCCGAGAAAGCCATTGGATACCTTAAAAACCTGTCTGACCTTGTAGCCAAACACCGAAACGGCAGAGGCGTGAATCTTTGGGTTAAAAGGAAACCCATCGGTATTGGGGCCGGAATTGCAAAGATTGTGCGTGAAGATTGGGAGACAGATTATTATGATTTTGGCACAATTGAGGGCAGACTAGAGGCGATATTGGATGCCGGAGGGGCGTTAAAAATAAGAGTTAAAGATTTCCTTTACCCAAAGGCAATAAATTGCGTAGTTCCAGAGCGATTAATCGACAGTGTTTTGGGGAGTTTTAGGAAGCGCGTCGAAATTGAAGGGCGTATTCATTACCGTCGAGATGGAACGCCAGTTAGTATAGAAGCTGACGTTATTGATGTATTGCCAGAAGACGTTGACTTACCGTCTGCTGATGATGTGCGAGGGATAATGCTGAGCACATGACGGTTGAGAAGATATACTGGGACAGTGACTGTTTTCTTGGCCATTTTAAAGCCGAGGACGGAAAGGCTGAACAATGTGATGGCGTTCTTCAGCGGGCCGAACGAGGAGAAGTCTTGATTGTGACTTCCGCGCTGACACTTGCCGAGGTACTATGGATGCGTGGGGCACCAAGACTGCCGAAAGAGAAGGCAGAGCTTGTGCAGAAGTTTTTTCGCCGTAGTTATATCAGGGTTTACAATGTGACGCGGAAAATATCTGAGGCCGCGCAAGTTCATGTTTGGGACAATGACATAAAACCAAAAGATGCGATCCATGTAGCGACAGCCGTTCACCTTGGGGCGGACGCGTTAGAAACCTTCGACAAGCAATTGATAAAAAAGAGTGGAACTGCCGGAAAGTCTTTGCTCCTTATCCGCGAACCCCAGGCAGCAACACAAGGGAGGTTTGACCTTGCCGGACCAACATAAAAACCAACTTGATCGCTTCAAAGAAGCCGCCCGTGAGCTTGAATGCGACGATGACGAGGATCGGTTTGACACTATCGTCAAGAAGGTGGCTAAGGCTGGCCGGAATGACGATTTGACAAAACAGTCCGGCTCTGAATCAATGTCGTCAGGTGACAATCCCAGCAAATAGGGTGGCCTCACCGCCGTGTTTACCCAAGCACTATGTTAGCACTTGCGCGGAGGACGGCGTTTGAAGGGTTTAACCTTCACCGTCTTCCGACCTTTTGGATTGGTTTTGCAACCGCACTTCTTGGCCATGACACATCACCTCCTCTCCCGAGCGTGTAGCCCGTGCGTATCAGGCAAACTCTCAGGTTATTTGGTGTGGCGATGAGACCGAGTTGAGCCTACCGCGCTAAAGCAGATTCTGCAAAAGGAGAGGTGGTCGCGGGAATTCGGACCAGTTGTTAAGGTGGATCGCCTGATGAGAAGGACGATCTGCAATGAAGAAGAGAAAGAACCATTCGCCGGAGTTC